GTTCGCGTCAAATACTTCAACCAGCTTGGTGAAATCCACCAGGGAACGGCTCAGGCGGTCGATCTTGTATACAACAACCACATCCACCAGTCCTTCCTCGATGTCGGCGACAAGGCGCTTCAGGGCGGGGCGTTCCAGTGTTCCGCCGGAGATGCCGCCATCGTCGTAGCGGTCGCGCACCAGCACCCACCCCTCGGCCCGCTGGCTGGCGATATACGCCTCGCAGGCTTCGCGCTGCGCATCCAGCGAGTTGAACTCCATGTCGAGCCCTTCCTCGCTCGACTTGCGGGTGTAGACCGCGCAGCGGAGCTTTCGAACGGTGGCCGGCATCGCGCCGACCGGCTTCGCGTCGCGCTTCATGCCGCCGCCCCCCGGCTCGGCCGCAATCCGAAGAACACCCGCCCGTTCCAGCGGGTGCCGGTGATTGCGCGGGCGATGGCGGAGAGCGACTGGTAGGGGCGGCCCTGGTAGTCGTACCCGGCGCGCGTCACCGTCACTACGTGCTCGACGCCCTGGTATTCGCGGATCAGCTGCGTACCGGCGATCGGCTTGTCGTCACCGCGCATCCGGCGGACGGTCACCTTGCCGCCGTCGAACTGCTCGCCGAGCGCCTCGAGCCGGGCCAGCGTCTCAGGCTTCAATCCGCCGAACGCCAGTTCCTGCACCCTGTAAGCAAGCCTGCTCTCCAGGAAGCGCCGGTTGTAAGGCGGCGGCTCCGTGCCGAACAGCTCCCGCCACTGCTGCTTCAGCGCCGGTGTGGCGGCGGTCTTCAGGGCGGCCAGTCGCCCGAGCACGTCGGCTGGCGGGATGGCCGGGGCGGTGAACGCCGCCTGGGCGGCCGGCGTGGTCTTCGTGGTGCGCGTCATGCGACTCTCCGGTTGGTCCGGTTCGCATCCACGCGCTGGGGGGCCGAGAAGTGTAGCAACCGCTCTCCACGGTCAGCGGCGTCACGAGCGGTTTCCACGCCAGTGCGGCTGCGCAGCCGCAGCAGGCCGCGGGCGAGGAGGCCACAAACCTCGCGGAGGTGGGGCGGGAGGTGGGGGTTGGGGCTAGTGAGGGTCGACAGGGGCATCGTGTTCCATCACGCATTGTCCTGCCTATCCTCTACCGGGCGACTTCGCTGATTTTCTCAGCCCCCCTGCCCCACTTCCCCAACGCGCTCACTTCGCACGGCGCTCAGAGCGAACCTCCGGCGCGATGTCCGGCCAGAGCGGCGCGATCTTCTTGCGGATCCAGCTCTCGTCGGGGCCGTTGCCCGACCCGAGCTTGCGGTCGAACCACTGCTGCAACCGCAACACGAGATCGCCTTGCCGCAGCGGTGGGCCATCGACATGCACGGTCCGGCAGACTTCGCGCCAGAATGCGTCCACATCGTACCGGCTGGGCGCACCTCGCTGCTTGCTACGTTCCTGGCTCGTGGAGGTTTCGCTGGCACCGACCGCTGGCAGACTTGCTGCCGCCGCCTGAGCCTGCTCGAAGCGCTCGAGCTCGTCGCGGCGCACCACCAGGCTCTGGGCCTCAACGTGCAGCGGTTCATCATCGCCGCCTGGTGCGTAGGAAATGCTCCGCTCGCGCGGCGCGTCAAAATCGGTGATGCCAGCGCTGCCCACCGTGAGAATGGCCCAGGCGTCATCGCGCCGGAGATCAAGAGTGCCGGACATGAACCTGTGCTTCTCGTCGATGGGGCACCAGACGCCGTCGTCCACCTCCTCGTATTCCAGGATGTGGAGCGGCAACTGAGAGACGGCGATTGAAAGCGTCAGCTCGTCCTTCAGCACAAAGGCCGCGATGTCGCTCTCGGTGACCGACCAGCGCGTGAACAACTCGGAAATCCGATAGAAGGGTTTGCGGAGAAGAACGGTGCTCATCGTCATCACCTCCGATAGTTCGTGCGCAGGCGCCGATACGCCACCACCACCTTGGCCATGTTCTCCCGCATGTCGGGCGGCAAGCGCTGCGCCTCGACGAACAGGTCGTCCATGCGCACGCCAAGGATCGCCGCCGCCCGCTCGATCAGGTCGTCCCGTGGTGGCTTCTCCTGGTCGCGCTCGATGCGCGACCAATAGGTCGCCGAGATACCGAGGCGCTCGGCAAACTCGTTGAGCCCGATGTTGAGCTCGTGCCGCCGCTGACGGATCGTTGCCCCGAAGCTCATGACCGCGCGCCCTCCAGCAGGCCGTAGCGCTGCATGCGCACGGCGATGAACCGGTCCGATACGCCGAACTCGCTGGCGGCCACCGCCACGATGCCGGCGATCATGTCGGGCGGGTTGTCGCCCGCGAGCACCGGAGACGCGGGGCGCCCCCAATGCGGCGCCCGAACCAGGCGGGCACGCTCGGCCCGCGCCAGTGCCAGCAGCCGCGTGTGCAACGGCACCGGCGGCACCAGCAGTGCCCCCATGAACTCGTTGGCGCGGCGCTCGGACGCGTTGCCCGACAGCAGCAGCGCCCCGGGGCTCACCGTATAGGACCGGAAATGCCGCACGGCGCCGCCCAGCGCCGCCGGCACGTCGAACACCACATGGCCGAGTTCGTGCGCCATAGTGCTGAGCGTCAGGTCCGGCCGATGCGCCACCATGTTGGGGTTGACCGACACCATGGCGATGCCAGGCGCATCCGGATCGGTCTCGCAGGCCCCGAGAACCGGCCGGCCGCATCCGTCATGCACGGCGTGGCGGAACTCCCAGCTGGTCGTCACATCCCGCCCGTTGATGACGAGGCTGGATGCCGCATCGATGATGGTGTCGACCTGCAGTGCCAAGTCGGTCCGGTCGCCCAGGATCGCGCGACGCAGGCGCAGAGCGACCATCCAGATGGCTTCCTCCGGCAGGAACAGCGGCGCGCCGGTGGTGGCCTTGAAGGGGTAGTTGAGCTCGATGGTCATGGTCAGCGCCTCCCGTGCGTTGCGTCATCCGTTGATGGGTGTGTTCTTCATATGTTCTCTCTTAATCAGAGTCCAGCAGGGTTTCTGTCCTACCGGCGGAATTTGCTCTTTGCGCCGGAGTACCCCATCAAGCCGCGTCCCATGGAACCCTAACTCTCTGTTCTGACGCGCTAATACATTTCTGCCGGGGGTCATTTCCGCCGGATTGCGCCGTTTGCGCCTAAGTTCCGGTGCCCAGACCGTGCTCCGGTCCTGCCATCGCGATGCACACGCGGAGGCAGGGCACGTCATGCAGACAACACGGGATTTTCGCTACCAACAGGCGTCCGATTGGGACGCCGAGACGCTCGGGGCCGCGATGGCCGCCGCACGGCACCAAGCGACGCGGGGCGCACGGCGACTGGGGCTCGCGCGCGCCGATCGGGAGGATTTGCAGCAGGACATCCTGGTCGTGCTGATCGAGCGCTGCCGACACTACAACCCCGAGCGTGCCACCTGGGCCGCCTATGCGGGCTTGGTCGCGCGGCATGTGATTGCCGACCGCGCACGGGCGTTGCGCGAGGCGCCGCAGCCTGAGTTCGAGACGTTGGATATCGATGCCTTCCCGACGGGGGCGTCGGTCACGCAGATCGACCAGGACGACGCCGCCCTCGTGCTGGACCTCGCGCGGGTCGCCGCCGAATTGCCCGAGGCACCGCAGGACCTGATGCGGCTGCTGATGGCGACTGGCGACGTCGCGCAGGCCCAGCACTGCAGCACCCTCTCGACGGCTGGCTTCTACCGCGCCCTGGCCGACCTGCGCTGTTGGCTGCGGGCGAGCGGCCTGCGGCCGCACGGCGGCATCCGGCGCCGCACCCCCCCTGAGAAAAATCCGTCGCCTGCCCGGTAGAGGACAGATGCCGGACCACGTCTTCAACGGAGCACCAGTCGATGCACATCACACACATTGCCGCGGGCAAGCTGCCCGCCCCGAACGTCTCGCAGTCGATCCCGACGCCGGAGCCGGTCGCCGTCCGCACCGAGAATGCGTTCGCCGACCGCCTGGCGGACGCTGTGGTCGGCGAGGTGATCATCTACCACGTCGGCCACCTGGCGCGGGACCGGACCAGGGTCATCTCCGACCTGCCCGAACACCACCGCGTCGAGCTCAATGCCATCGCCACGCGTGCGATGCGGCTGTTCCTCGCCGGCCGCGTGACGCTGGTCCAGCGGCGCGTGGACACCGATCGGTGTGCCTACCTGGCGATCGTCTGCAAGCAACCCCGGCGCATGCAGCCGCCGCGCGCTGCGATCATGTCGCGGGCGGCCGGCACTGACGGGGAGGCCGCATAATGATGAGCACCCGCCCGAACCGTCCGCGCCTGGACGACATGCTGCGCCTGCCCGTCGATGAGGTCCTCGCGCTACCGGCCGAGCACCTGGCCCTGCTCCAGGAGGACGCCGCCACCGCCCTGGACGACGCCAAGCGCAACCGCGACTGGATCGAGAGCGTCATCGCCGCCCGTTATGGCCAGCGCGCCGTCGCCCTGCGCGCCGAGCAGCGCAAGGACACCGGCTCTGTCCGCTTCACCGATGGTGACGTCGCCATCGTCGCGGACCTGCCCAAGCGCGTGGAATGGGACCAGGCACGCCTCGCCGCGGTGGTCGATCGCATCCGCGCCGCCGGCGACGATCCGGCCGAGTATGTCGAGATCACCTACAAGGTCCCCGAGCGCGCCTACACCGCCTGGCCCGAGCACATCCGCACGGCGTTCACCGCTGCGCGCACCGTCCGCACCGGCAAGGCCACCTTCAAGCTGACGCTCTCCGGCGCGGAAGGGGGTGTGTGATGGCGCTGGCACTGGCGAACATCCGCTTCGACGCGGACTGCCAGTCCCGCGTCAGCCTCGATGAGGAGACCGTGGCCGAGTACGCCTACCGGCTCAAGGAGGGCGCGGTATTCCCGCCGGTTGTCGTGTTCTTCGACGGGTCCGACCATTGGCTGGCCGATGGCTTCCACCGATACGCCGCTTGGAAAGGGCTGGCGCGGGAGCGTGGCGACGAAGCGAGCGCGGAAATCCCTGCCGATGTCCGCCAGGGCACGCGCATCGACGCCGTGCGGCATGCCCTGTCGGCGAATGCGATCCATGGCAAGCGTCGCGAGCCTGGCGACTACATCAAGGGCTACGCGATCGCGGTCCGCTGCGGCCTCTGTGCCGGACACGATGTCGATGAGGTGCGGAGGCTGCTCGCCTGCTCCGAGCGATGGGCGCGGGAACTGACCCAGGCCGCGCGCGAGGCGCTGGAGCGGGAACGTAACGCCCGGATCGTCGAAGCCCGCGCCGCGGGGGAGAGCACACGGCACATCGCCACTCGTGAAGGAATCTCACACGAGACTGTCCGCAAGATCGAACACCGCGTCGTCAACTTTCGGCAGCCTGCCGAAAGTTGCCAACCCGCAGTCGCCCGTTCGCTCCCCGCGACTGTCGCTGCATTGGATCGCCCATCGCTCACCGTCTGGTCGGACGCGATCTATGCCCTTGAGCAACTCATCGGCGCCATCGAAGCCGCCCGATCCCATCCCGTCCCCCGCAAGGCCATGCCGCGCGTACAGGCGCTGATGCGCCGCGCCAGTGACCTACTCAACACTACCGACCTGGAGCCCGAACATGACGCTGCGTGATCTGCTGCACGATATCGTCGCGGAACTGGACGCCGATGGCGGCGGCTTCCGCACCAACGAGGCCGCCAACCTGCTCTATGCCAAGGCCTGCGAGGGCCGCGGCGACATCCCCCAGATGGTCGAGCGCTTGGCCCGCCGCGGCGCACGCGAGGAAGTCGCCAACTTCCGGCCCGAGCGCGAGGCAACCAACCGCATCGCGGCGGCCGCAATGTCCGGCCAGCGCGAGTTCGCCGAGATGTCGGACGGGTTCGATCACTGGGTGACGGAGATCGCGGCGCTCGACGAGGGCTCCGATGCGGTGCGCAAACGCGTGCTGCGCATGACCTATCCCGAGTTCGTCCGGATGATCGAACTGCGCGAGCAGAAGGCCGCGCAGATGCGCGAGTTCGCAAGGCGCGCGCGCAAGGTCCTGGCCGAGCATCCGGAGTGGCAGGACAACCCCACCATGATGCTGGCCGATGTGCTGGGAGTGTCCGAATAATGGCACTCCGCATCGTTACCGCCGACGAGCGCCTGGCGGAGCCCCGCGGCGTCAAGGCGGCGATCTTCGGCAAGGCGGGCATTGGCAAGACCAGCCTGCTGCACACGCTGCCGCCGCGCGAGACCCTCTTCTACGACCTCGAGGCGGGTGACCTCGCCGTCGAGGGCTGGCCCGGGGACTCGATGCGCCCGCGCACCTGGCAGGAGTGCCGCGACCTGGCCGCCTTCATCGGCGGGCCGAACCCAGCGCTGCGTGATGACCAGCCTTACTCCCCCGCTCACTACGCCGCCGTGTGCACGGCGTTCGGCGATCCCGCCCAGATGGACCGCTACACCACCATCTTCGTGGACTCGATCACCGTCGCCGGCCGGCTGTGCTTCCAGTGGTGCCGCGGGCAGGCCGAGGCATTCTCGGACAAGACCGGCAAGCCGGACATGCGCGGCGCCTATGGCCTGCACGGCCGCGAGATGATCGCCTGGCTCACGCACCTGCAGCACACCCGCGGCAAGAACGTCATCTTCGTCGGCGTGCTGGACGAGAAGCTGGACGACTTCAACCGGCGCGTCTTCTCGCCGCAGATCGACGGCTCCAAGACCGGCCTCGAACTGCCCGGCATCGTCGACGAGGTGCTGACCCTGGCCGAGATCAAGGACGAGGCCGGCAGGCCCTACCGCGCCTTCGTCTGCCAGACCCTGAACCCCTGGGGCTTCCCCGCCAAGGATCGCAGCGGTCGGCTCGGCATCGTCGAGGAGCCGCATCTCGGCCGGCTGTTCGAGAAGATCCGCGGCCCAGCCAAGCCCATCGCCGAGCGCCTGGTCTTCAGCCCTCCCCCCATCCCCACGCCGTCGCCGACCGACGCCGCCTGACAAGCAAGGAGCACATCACCATGGCTATGTGGAACGACTACAACGACGCCAAGGCCAACCCCAACCTGATCCCCAAGGGCACGCTCGCCAAGGTGCGGCTGTCGATCCGCCCAGGCGGGTTCGACGACGCCGGCCAGGGTTGGACGGGCGGCTACGCCACGCGCGGCAACACCGGCGCGGTGTACCTCAACGGCGAGTTCACCGTGCTGGAGGGTCAGTACGCCAAGCGCAAGATCTGGACGCTGATCGGGCTGTACAGCCCGAAGGGTCCCGACTGGGCGAACATGGGCCGTAGCCTGATTCGCGGCATGCTGAACTCGGCGCGTGGCCTGTCCGACAAGGACGTCTCGCCGCAGGCCCAGGCGGCGCGTCGCATCTCCGGCTTCGCGGACCTGGACGGGCTCGAGTTCGTGGCCCGCATCGACATCGGCACCGACACCAATGGCGACGACAAGAACGAGATCCGGGGCGCGGTCACGCCGGATCACAGGGACTACGCCCAGGTGATGGGGCGCCACAGCGTGCCAGCCGGCTATGCCGCGCCGCCCACCTACGCTGCCCCCGCCACCACGCCCACGCCGACCTACGCGCCGGCCCCCAGCTATCCGGCGCCGGCGCCGACCGCCCCCGCAGCTCCGGTGCCGAGCATTACGTCGGCGGCCCACGCTCCGGCGCACGCGCCGGAAAGGCCGCCGTCCTGGGCACGGTGAGGGAGCCGCACCATGTTGCTTCGCCCCCGCCAGAAGATCTTCGTCGAGCGCAGCCTCGCTGCGCTCGACACCCACGGCAACACGCTCAGTGTCGCGCCCACCGGCGCGGGCAAGACTATCATGCTCTCCGCCGCGGTGCGCGACCGGCTGGCGGGGACCAGCGCCAGGGCCGCCGTCCTGGCGCACCGCGATGAGCTCACCGCCCAGAACCGATCGAAGTTCAGCCGGGTGGCCCCGGGCGTCTCCACCTCCGTCGTCGACGCGGGGGAGAAGTCCTGGGCCGGCCAGGTGACCTTCGCCATGGTGCCGACGCTCACCCGCGCCGCCAACCTCAGCGCCATGCCGGGGTTGGACCTGCTGGTGATCGACGAGGCGCATCACGCCATCGCCGATAGCTACCGCCGCATCATTGACCAGGCCCTGCACCGCAACCCGATGTGCCGAATCTTCGGGGTGACGGCCACGCCCAACCGCGGCGACAAGCAGGGGCTGCGGGCGGTATTCTCCAACGTCGCCGACCAGATCCGGCTCGGCGAACTGATCGCCTCCGGCCACCTGGTGCCGCCGCGGACCTTCGTGATCGATGTGGGCGTGCAGGAGGACCTGCGCCACGTCCGCCGTAGCGGCGACGACTTCGACATGGCCGAGGTGGCCAAGGTGATGGACACGGTGCCGGTCACCGACGCGGTGATCCAGCACTGGCGCGAGAAGGCCGGCGATCGCCAGACCGTGGTGTTCTGCTCCACGGTGGCACACGCCCGCAACGTCACCGCGGCATTCCAGGCGGCCGGCGTGGCCACCATCCTGGTCACCGGCGAGATGCCGGAGGGCGAGCGCCGCGACGTCCTGGCCGCCTACGCCGCCGGCAAGGCCCAGGTGGTGGTCAACGTCGCGGTGCTGACCGAGGGGTGGGACCACCCGCCCACCTCCTGCGTGGTGCTACTCCGCCCCAGTTCGTTCAAGTCGACCATGATCCAGATGGTCGGGCGCGGGTTGCGCACGGTGGACCCGGCCGAGTTCCCCCGCGTGGTGAAGCGCGACTGTATCGTCCTGGACTTCGGCACCTCGTCGCAGATCCATGGCTGCCTGGAACAGGACGTCAATCTCGACCTGCAGCCCGGCGCAGGAGACGCGCCGACGAAGACCTGCCCGTCCTGCGAAGCCGAGGTGCCGATCTCGGTGATGGAGTGCCCGATCTGCGGCCATGTCTTCGAGCCGCGGGAGCAGACGACCGAGCCGCTCTCCGACTTCATCATGACGGAAGTCGACCTGCTGAAGCGGTCGAGCTTCCAGTGGTGCGACCTCTTCGGCGACGATGCGGCGCTGATGGCCAACGGCTTCACCGCCTGGGCCGGAGCGTTCTTCCTGAACGGCGACTGGCATGCGGTCGGCGGCGGCAAGGAACTCCCCACCAAGCTACTGGCCGTGGGAGAGCGGCTGGTCACGCTGGCATCGGCTGATGACTGGCTCAACACCCACGAGACCGACGATAGCGCGCACAAGAGCCGGCGCTGGCTGCGCGAGGGACCGACGGAACGGCAGTTGGCTTTCCTGCCGCCGGCGCAGCGGGCCGACCTGTCGCTCACCCGATACCAGGCCTCGGCGCTGCTCACCTTCCAGTTCAACAAGGCGGCCATTCGCCGGCTGGTGCTCGATGCGAAAGCCGCAGCCCTGCCGGTGGCGGCATGACGCACCATGCATCCATCTTCCGCCGCCGCGGCGCGGCACCGCTTATGGCATCCGCGCTGGCACCTTTGTGCCGTCTGCCGCCGGCCGGCACGCGGGTTCGGTTGGTCCCCGCCACCATCGCCCCGGTCGCGATCGAGGCCGGCATCCTCGCCACGCTGGTTCTGCTCCATCACCTGCCAGCGCTTCTGGTCGCGGCGGGCCTCAAGGACACCCTCCATGATTGACCTCACCGAGCAGGAGCGCGCCGCGATCGCCGCAACCGTGAAACCGATCGCCGAAGTCATGACCGAGATCGGATGGCAGACCCGGCTGGGCGATCTCACAGAGATCCAGGTGCTGACGCTGATCGAGGTGGCCGTCGGCGGCTTCCAGGACGCCATGCACGCCACCGCCAAGAACGATCCAATGGAGGTGCCGTTCTGATGTTGGATTACAACAGCACCTCCCGCGCCGCCGACGCCGTGAACGCGGTCATCGATGCTGCCCTGCAGTCCGCTAACGCCGCGACACCCCCGCGCGACTACCTCGGCGGCTCCCGCCTCGGCCACGCCTGCGAGCGCGCACTCCAGTTCGAGTTCGCCCGAGCCCCCAAGGACGACGGCGCCGACTTCAGCGGCCGGCTGCTCCGCATCTTCGCGATCGGCCACGCCCTGGAGGACCTGGCCGTCAGCTGGCTGCGCGGCGCCGGGTTCGACCTGTACACGCGCAAGGGCGGCCGGCCAGATGGCGAGCAGTTCGGCTTCTCGGTCGCGGGCGGGCGCATCCGTGGCCATGTCGACGGCATCATCGCCGGTGGCCCCGCTACCCCCGGCCTCGGCTTCCCCGCCTTGTGGGAGTGCAAGACCATGAACGCCAAGGCCTGGCGCGAGACCGCCTCCAAGGGCGTCATCATCGCCAAGCCGATCTATGCCGCGCAGATCGCGGTCTACCAAGCCTACATGGATGCCGCCGTTTCAGGGATCGCCAAGAACCCCGCGCTGTTCACCGCCATCAACAAGGACACCGCCGACCTGCACCACGAACTGGTGCCCTTCGACGCGGCGCTGGCACAGCGCATGTCGGATCGCGCCGTGCGCATCCTGCGGGCCACCGATGCCGGTGAGTTGCTTCCCCGCGTCGCCAACCAGCCTGACCATTTCGAATGCCGCATGTGTCCGTGGGCCCGGCGATGCTGGAACCTGCCTGCATGAACGCATGGCGCGATTTCAACGATGCCGTGGTGTTGCCGCAGGACGGGGGGACCGAGCACTCCGCTGGCGGACAGGGCGCGGGCGATGGAAATCCCGCCGGTGGGCAGTCGATGGATGCGGCCTCGGATCACGTCGCGATCAACCGCGGCGCCATTGCGACCTTCCTGGATGTGGTGTTCGGCTACTGCGAGGGCCTGATCCCCGTGCGTGGCTTCGTCGATGTCGGCCAGGACCGGGACACGCGGCCGCACAACATCTGGATTCCGGCCGACGCGACCGCTGCGGATCTGCTCGCCACCTACGCCACCTGGGCGGCCCGTGAGGGCACCGCCGTCTACGTCATCCCCGGCACGGTCGCCGAGCACGGCCACGCCCGTGCCGAGCATGTCCGGCAGATGCAGAGCATCGTCGTCGATCTCGACACCGGTGACGTGGCGGCGAAGCTGGCGCACCTCGAGCAATACCTGGGCACGCCCACGCTGGTGGTAGAGAGCGGCGGCCGCACCGCCGAGGGCCAGGCCAAGCTGCACGTCTGGTGGCGGTTGAACGAGCCGGCCGAGAGCGAGGACCTCGCTCACCTCTGTGCCCTCCGCGGCGCCATCGCGGATAAGGTCGGCGGCGACACGCATTTCCGCTCCGCCCACCAACCCATCCGCGTCCCCGGCACCATCTATCGCAAGCACGGTCAGGAATGTGTCGTCGCCATCCTGCGGCATGGGCCCGGGCGGGAGGTGGACCTGGCGGAGTTCGCCCAGGCGGTCGCGGCCATGCCACCCCTGCCCAGCCTCCCGACGCCCGCCACGACATCCGGCGCCGGCGAGCGCCCCGGCCTTGATGCCATTCTGACCACACCGGTGCACGAGGGCGGCCAGGACGCCTGGACGCGGTTCCAAGGCGCCAGTGCGGCGATCGGCCACTATGTCCGCCTGGTCCATGACGGACGCATCACACCGGACGAGGGGTGGGAGGCGATCTGCCAATACAACGCCGCCATGCTGCGGCCGGCCTGGCCACTCGACCGCCTCAGAGCCGAAGCCGATCGCATCTGGCGGCTGCATGAACAGCGCAACGGCCCGGCGCTGCTGCGGTCCACCACCCCTTCCGCGACACTGGCCGTGCCGATCCACACCCTGGGGGCGCTGCTCGACGACACCTCGCCGATGCCCGACGACCTGATCGGCCCGAGGCTGCTCACCCCGGGCGGTATGCTGGTCCTGGGCGGCGCGCCCAAGGTCGGCAAGTCGGACTTCCTGATCAGCCTGCTGGTGCATGCCGCCGCCGGCGCCACCTTCCTGCGCTTCACCGCACCGCGGCCGCTGCGCGTGTTCTACCTGCAGGCGGAGATCCAGTACCATTACCTGCGCGAGCGCCTGCAGCAGCTGCGCCTCGACTCTGCCCTTGTCGCCCGGGCCCGCGACACGCTGGTGGTCACCCCGAAGCTGCGCCTGCTGCTGGACGAGCAAGGCGTCCAACTGATCGCCACCGCCATCCGCGCGGCGTTCCCCGGCGCGCCGCCGGACGTGATCTGCATCGATCCCATCCGCAACCTCTTCGATGGCGGCCCCGGCGGCGAGGGCGAGAATGACAACGGCGCGATGCTGTTCTTCCTGCAGAGCCGGGTCGAAGCACTACGCGACATGGTCGCCCCCGAGGCCGGCATCATCCTTGCCCACCACACCAAGAAGCTCAGCAAGCAGCAGGTCAAGGACGACCCGTTCCTCTCGCTCTCCGGCGCCAGCGCTCTGCGCGGCTTCTACACCTCCGGCATGATCCTGTTCCGGCCGGACGAGGAGCATACCGCCCGCGAGTTGCACATCGAACTGCGCAACGGTCCTGGCCTGCCGCCCCTTCTGGTCGACAAGCGCGGCGGGCGCTGGGTGGAACTGGACCGCCAGGGCGAGCGCATCGTGCGCCAAGCTATGGGCAGCAAGCTCGACGCCGAGCGCACTCGGCGTCACGATATCATCCTGAGGCTCATTGCGGAGGAGGCTGAGGCCGGCCGGCTCTGCACCGCCAACGCCTTCGCCTCGAAGTTCGAGAACAACCGTGGGCTGGGAGGCAAGGACACCATTCGCGATCGGATCGGCGTCCTCTCCACGAAGGGCTACATCAAGTATCGCCGTGACGCCCAGGACCTGGGCCAGCCCTACACCAGATCGAAACACGGCTACCTGGTCGTGCAGGACATGGTCCTTGCGACCGGCGACGAGGCTGTCGACCCGGAGACCGGCGAGATCGTCCCGGCGACCGTCCAGGTACTGCCGAGCCACTACCTGTGCCCGCGCAGCGAGGCGCTGCTGGAAGTCGAGAACCCCGAGGTGTGGGTGCTCCACGACCCGGAGGATAGCGGCGCATGACCCTGAATTTTCGTTGCGATAAATTCCTAAACTGCCGCCTAAACTGTACAGTTTTGGCCCGAAACTGTACCCCCGCCAAAACTGCCAAACTTGTTTTCCGCAATGGGATCAATAGGTTCTGGACGCTTGCAGTTTCGCGTAACGAATCTGCCCAAACTGCTCCCGAAACTGCTTTTTTCCTCCTAACATCAATAGGTTGGAGCAGTTTGGCAGTTTCGGATTTTGCTGCCCCCCTACGGGGGGTGTGCGTGCGCGCCAGTTTGGCGCGCGCACACCGCACCCTGGGCACCGTGGGTCGGGCTCGTGATCCCCCTTGGTAACCCTTCACCCCGCACCAGGCGGGCGACGACGGCGAGCTCCGCCAAGACCTGCACCGTCGTCGCCCTGACCACGCTGTTCCCCCTCTCAGGAGATCATCATGGCTTCCGCGACTCTCGCCGTGCCCACGGCCCTGGCAAGCCCCGCGCTCACCCTGCCCGCATCGCCCCCCATCCTGGTCGGCACGCCGGCCGTCCTCGCCCTCGACCTCGGCACCGCCACTGGCTTCGCCCTGCGCACCCGCGACGACCACATCACCTCCGGCACGCTGGAGTTCCGCAACGACCGTTGGCAGGGCGGTGGCATGCGCTTCCTGCGCTTCCGCCAGTGGCTCACCGAGACCAAGCACGCCGCCAGTGGCATCGATCGCGTGGTCTACGAGCAGGTCCGGCGTCACGCCGGTGTCGACGCAGCGCACGCCTACGGGGGTTGGCTTGCCATCCTCACCGCCTGGTGCGAGCACCATGCCATCCCGTACGAGGGCGTCGCTGTCGGCACGATCAAGCGCTTCGCCACCGGCAAGGGCAACGCCGACAAGGCTGCGGTCATCGCCGCGATGCAAGCCCGCGGCTTCCACCCCGCCGACGACAACGAGGCCGATGCGCTGGCCTTGCTGTTGTGGGCCACGTCCAGCACCGGGGGGCGGGCATGAGACTTCCCGGTGCGCCGCAACCCCCACGGTCGTGTCTGGACCTGGCACGTAGCCCATCTACCGCGACGGACATCGAGGCCATGCGGGCCCGGGCCTGGCACGAGCATCGTGTCGCCGCCCTGCAGGTGGAAGACATCACCGATCCCTGGCTGCGCCAGGCAATCACCAACGAAGCCAACCGGCGCTGGGGGCGTCGACACGGAGGGCATGGCCATGGCCGGTAAGCGCAAGGCGAGCCGCAGCAATGCGGCCGAGGACCTGGGCAAGCCGTCCCGCTGGCGGTTGCAGCATGGGACGGTGTCGGAGCCGACCCGCGGGCTGGATCCCGACAGCGGCCGACCGGCGACGCACCGGCGAATGGTCGACTCGCTGGGCCAGATGCTCGCCAACGGCAGCATCACCCCGGCGATGCACGAGGCCGGGAGCATGTTCCGCACCCAATTCCGCGCCGCCATGCTCGACAGCATCCGCGTCTCGGCCCTGGTCCGGGTCAGCGGCGGCAGCCATGACGGACCAACCGAGCACCAGGCTGCCGCCCGGCGTCGTGTGGCCGAGGCCCTGGCGATGTTCGGTGGCGCGGATACCGCCTGCGGCAGTTGCTTGTGGCACGTGGTCGGGATGGAGTGCTCGGTGCGGGAATGGGCGGGCCGGCAGGGCTGGGGTGGGCGGTCGATCAACCACGTGCAGGGCCAGGGCATCCTGGTCGGGGCGCTGAACGTGCTGGCTGTGCACTACGGCTTGGTACCGCGGTCGATGGTGGCGTGACGGATGGCTGCGGCGCTCTGGCTCGAGACCGGGCTGGGGCGCCGCGGCTGTCGCACGGGGGATTTCTTCATGTAGATCAATGGGATACAGGAAATCGACAAGGCGCGTGCGAAAGGCGATTGCAGCGCTGGAACCGGTCGAAGTAGATTCTCCCCACGATCGAAGACCTGGGTTGGTGGCGAGAGCCACATCGGGTGCCAGGGAGCAGACCGAGCGTCGACGAAGCAACGACTACAGAACAAGCAAGAACACTTCAAAATATTGATTGTCGGTTGCTTGGTTCCTTCCCGACCAATACTTATGCGGGGGGCAGGAGCGCGATAGACCCCTAGCGCCAGGTCGCAATTTTGGTGCGCGGTGCGCAGCACCACCCTCTCCAACTCCGGATACTGCCGATGTCCCTCCCCTGGATGGCCGCGAAAATCGTGCTGCGTCCGGTGGGAGAACTGCGCGCGCATGCCGGCAATGCCCGGCTCCATTCGACCGAGCAGATCGAGCAGATCAAGGCCAGCATGATGGCTTTTGGGTTCACCAACCCACTGCTGGTGGACGAGGACGGCGTGCTGATCGCCGGGCACGGTCGGCTCGAAGCGGCGCAGGCGCTCGGCATCGCCAAAGTGCCGGTGATCGTGCTGAAGCACCTGTCGCCGGCGCAAAGGGACGCCCTGCGGCTGGCCGACAATCGCATCGCCGAGAACGCCACCTGGGATCAGGCGCTGCTGCGCGATGCGCTGGCCGGGCTGCAACAGGCCGGCGAGGTCGATCTCCTGGCCATCGGGTTCTCGCAGGAGGAGATCGGCGCGATCCTGGCCGCCGCGGACGAGGCCGTCACCGATGGCGATGCGCGGGATGAGCAGGAAGACGTCGGTGCCGATGGCAACGGGGCGCCCTCAGTTTCCGGCGGCGATGCGGAGGAGGACGATCCCGCCGACGCTGCGCCGGAGCCGCCGCGTCAGGCCGTTGCCCGCGTCGGTGATGTGTGGTGTCTCGGAGACCATCGGCTGGCCTGCGGCGACAGCGCCGACCCGAACACCGTTGCGCGTCTGATACACGGCCAGCGCGCTGCGATGCTCTTCACCTCCCCGCCCTATGGCAACCAGCGCGACTACACCACTGGCGGCGTTGCCGACTGGGACCTGCTGATGCAGGGCGTCTTCGCCCATCTCGACCAGACGCTGGCGCCGGACGCCCAGGTGCTGGTGAACCTCGGCATGATCCATCGTGACAGCGAGTGGCAACCCTACTGGAATGGCTGGCTGGAATGGATGCGCGGCCAGGGCTGGCGCCGCTTCGGGCTCTACGTCTGGGACCAGGGGCCTGGGCTGCCCGGCGACTGGAATGGCCGCCTTGCACCCAGCTTCGAGTTCCTGTTCCACTTCAACCGCGAGGCGCGCCAGGCGAACAAGATCGTGCCTTGCAAGTGGGCGGGCGATCCGCTGCTGATGTCAGGGCTGCGTCGGGCGGACGGCACGATGAGCGGCAACTCCCACGAGGGCCGGCCGATCCAGGAGTTCCGCATCCCGGACAACGTGGTGCGCATCACCCGACACAAGGAGCGCGGCATCGAGGTGGAGCATCCGGCGGTGTTCCCGGTGAAGCTGCCGGCCTTCGCCATGGAGACGTTCTCCCAGCTCGACGACGTGGTGTTCGAACCCTTCGCAGGTTCCGGCACCACCATCCTGGCCGGCCAGCGCACGGGGCGCCGTGTGCGGGCGATCGAACTGGCGCCCGCCTATGTCGACCTGGCGATCGCGCGCTGGCGGCAGAACCATCCCGAACTGCCGGTGACGCTCGACGGCGACGGCAGGGATTACGACGCCATCGCGGCCGAGCGCACGGCGGGGCAGGAGCCGGCCCATGCAGCATGATCTCGCCGTGGTGTCCGTGCCGGTGGCGTCGTTGGTGCCGTATGCCGCCAATGCGCGCACGCACTCCGATGCGCAGGTGGCGCAGATCGCGGCGTCGATCGCAGAGTTCGGTTTCGTGAATCCGGTGCTGGTGGACGCAGGTGATGTGCTGGTGGCCGGGCATGGTCGCGTGCTGGCCGCCAAGCGGCTGGGGCTGGCGTCGGTGCCGGCGATCCGCCTGGCGCACCTGACCGAGGCACAGGCTCGGGCACTACGCCTGGCCGACAATCAGATCGCGCTCAACTCCGGCTGGGACGAGGCGCTTCTCGCCGCCGAACTGGCGCGCATCCGCGACGAGGGCGTGGTCGATTTCGATGTGCTCGGCTTCTCCGGGTTGGAACTCGACCAGCTGCTGGCGGCTGCCAACGGTGGAGACGACGCCGCACTGGACGAGGCGCCACCACTGCCGGAAGTGTCGATCACCCGTCCCGGCGACCTTTGGATCTGCGGCCCACACCGCGTGCTGTGCGGTGACGCCACCAAGCTGGAGGACGTGAAGAGGGCGCTGGGCGAGGGACGGCTGGCGGACATGGGGTTCCTAGATCCTCCATATAATGTTGCGTATACGGGAGGAACTGCCGCCAAGATGACCATCGCCAACGATGCGCTTGGCA